CATCAAATAACTTTTGACCTTCTCCATCTTCTGGCTTACCTAACAAACATTTATTTCGAACCTCATAAATGTTACGAGAATATGTAGTACAAAACTTTACATTAAATCCTTTAGTAATTAAATGTTTAATTAAATGAGTCAAAGAGACAAGAAACTTACCAGGAAAGCTATTACCAGGTGAACATATAACGATAGTTTTATTCATAATACCTTTACAAAATTAAAATCCCCTTCATAAAGATCTATTGATTTATCTATTGTTAATTTTATATCTTGTTCCTTTATACGATTACAAATATCAATATCAACGAACTGTTGTTCTTGTTCAGTTGTACTTATATGAGGCCTGAACCAAGGATACTCCAATTTTTCAAATACTCCCTTTCGTATAAAAACAAGATCAAAGTCTAAATAGTCTGCAATAATATAATCAGTATCCTGTGATAATGGTTTATATCTACCATCAAGTCGACCTGATAAGAACTTATAGTCTTTAAACTTATTATACAATTTAACAAACTGAGTTGGAGTAAAGGAGATCTTATTACTCAGAAAGACTAATATATCATATTTTATTTTTTGTTGAAAAGGAACTTGTTTTGGACCTGCTAAGACGTTACCACCTAAGCACATTTGCTTTGCGTAAAAAGCATTACAGCTAAAATGATGAGAGACATAATAATTAATTCCTGTTTGATTGAGATATGTAGTTAAGTTAATCCAAGACTTTAAAAACCTCCCACTATATTCTGAGTCAAATAGATTAAAAACGATAGTCATCCTGTAAATATACTTACAGGATTATTTTAAGAAACCACTAATTCTTCTTGAACTTATTATCCGTATCAATAGCAAAATTAGCTCTACTAAACTCTAGCCGATCAACAAACTTAACAGCATTACCGGTAGCATCTATAGCAACATAACCTTCTGGCTCTGTTACTACTAAGTCGCCGTTCGGTTCAAACAGATAATGCTTCATACTAACTCCTTGCATCATATTATTATATTTTTGTATGAATATATCTTTAGCTTGTTTAACTATTTTTTGAAATTCAAATATGTTTAAAATATCTTCCTTAGCAGTATCTACTAAAGACAGCAATGTATCTTTTGCCTTAGTAGCTCTCGCTATACCTGCATCACTTTTAAGAGTACTTATTTGTTTGTCAATTCTACCTGTAAACCATTCAACAAACTTTTGAAAAGATACAGCACTGTCCCCTAGAAACTCTCCTCCTCGAATTTCAGTATTAATATATGTATTAATATTAGATAGCATCTTCTCACTAGCAGCGTCAAAGTCTATATTACCAAGAACTTGATTAGCGCTATTAATATATGATGTAACTAAATTAGTCTCTTCATCTGTTAAAGTAACATAACCAGCATCGCTCTCAAAGAAAGCATCTTTGACATACACATCTGGACCTGGATTGATATGTGTAACATCAACACCAAACTTCTTAGTAGTAAATCTAGGAACACCTTGCTCGTCTAAATTAACATCATACTCGGTATGAAAAACAACACCAACTTTTGCTTTGACTATCTTTTGACCTTCTTCACTATTAGTTGGAACTGCATACACAATTGTATTAGGTTTAAAAATGACATGCTCTTCTCCGTCAATTGTATTCACCTCTTTAATCTCATCGTCAAATAAAAAGTCTCCCTGATAAGTAGAATTAAAATTTACACCTTGAAAGTGAACAAATGTTTGAGTTAATTTATCTACTAAACCTGGAGCATGAGAATGGTTTTGTTTAATATCATTTATAGAGTAATTCAATTTAGGTGACTCAGCAAAAACAGATTTACTACCTACAAAGAAATTACCATTAGGATCAACTCCAACTATTACAGCAGGTGCTCCATCATACTTAACTGTCGTATTAACTGCTTTAGGAGTACCACTATCTAATACATCAGTCAATGCTTGTAAGTATTGTATTGCTCTTGTCGCTCCTTCTTTACCATTAGTGAGAATAAGCTCCTCTAGATGAGTCAAATGTTTATTTGGACCCGCTGCTTCATATAATGGAAAATAATCTTTATACTCTAACATTCCTTTTGCCTATAAATGTTTACCTTTATACCCATTGCACTTTTTAACCAAGTATCACAAAACCCTTCTTCAATAATATACTTTACTATCTTATTCGGTATTCTGTCTCCATCAATTTCATGCTCATCATCAAAGATACTAATTTTATAGGGTTGTATTTTAACTCTATAACCCATTACCTGTGTATCATATAATCCGATTGGGTTCATTTTTCTGCATAATCACACATCAGATGTGTTGGATATAATTTACCGCCTTTATTTCTTATATTAATTTTAAATTTATATACTTCAGATTCAAATACTAAATCTAATCGCTTACCTGTACCCTTAATCCCGCCATATAAAATAGAAACAGGTGTAGTAATTGTAGAAGCTTTACTGTTATATGTTTTATCAACAAGTTCAAACTTACATTGTGCGTGTTTTTTACAATGAACCATATAATATCCCTCACCAACTCCGGAAGATACTAAATTAAATAACATTTGTTTATCGTAATCTTGACTTGGAACATTATGCTCAGAAAAATCAGTGTCTCCATATTCGTTAAAAACTCTACAAAACAATTCATTATCTATACCTAATGTATCTAATAATAAAATACCATTTTTATTTTTTACAGCTCCTTGCTGTATTTCTTTTGCAGGTAAAATCTTTGCTATACCACTATTGAAAAATGTAACTTGATTACCATATTTAAGAGATAGATAAATATACTCATCTCCTTTTTTTATAGTTATGTCGGTTAATGTATCTGCTACAGACCTTCCTGAATGACCTATAACAGGACCAGAGCTAGTAAATTGTAATGGTCTTGATTTATTTTCAAAACCTTCAGGTATAGTTTCGAAATTACCAGGCTCAAGCTGAAAGCGTGAAACAATAGAATTGACTAGGTCTATATATTTTATTTCTTCATTACCAGCATTAAAATTATTTAAATCTTGTTCTAATTCTTTTTCAAAAGATGCCCCTTGGGATGCAGCACCCCGGCCGCCTCTCGAACCTTCACCGAATCTTATTTTAACATTATTCCATGTAGTGATACCGTTAGTATTAATATTAATTCCTAATTTATCTTGTAAATAATTTATAAAATTAACATCCTGCCCAAGGCTTCGCGTAATTTTTATATTATTAAAATTTGAAGTATCAAGACCTATAGGGTCTTCGATATTAATATTGGGATAGCTTTTAATAATATTAAATAAGTTTTCTACATTATCACTTGGAAATCCTAACGCAGAGATCTCTTCTGCTGTTTTTGGAAAAACAGAATAAGATTCAAAGAAATACTGTTTAAATGTTTTCATATACCTATCTAGTAGTACCAATTCCGATCGGCGGCTTTTCTCCATACTTTAGATGTTGTTTATCTTTACCATTTGGTGTACCTAAAGCACTTAACATTGTACGTTCCCATTCTTCCAATCCAGCTTTCTCTTCCAAGTCATCTTTAGAGAACATAAGATCATATGACTTAATAATCAAGTCATTTAATTTAGCTATGGTCTCATCATTACGTAAAGTTTTAAATGCTAAGTTCTCTATTGAAAATTCTCCCTTACTTAAAAGACCCTGCTTGCGCATATTCATAAGTTTATCTTTTAATTTCCCGGCGCGCTTATTGACAAGACTAAACTCTTTCTCATCACTGATATTATCTAATACATCCTCTAAAAGGTCAAGCTCTTTTTTAAAGGAGTCTGCTTTCTTTTGAACATCTTTATGATCTATTTCTGGTGGATCATGTTTAGGTTTTTTAATCCATTTATTATCTTGCAAACTAAACAAACCAGAGGCTACATGAGGGTCATGAATATCTTGAAAATATAACTCAATTTCATGATTATTAAATTGTATGTCGTGTCTTAAGTTCCATATAAATCTCTTTCCATCTAATGCTCTCTTTACTATAGTTTCATCTTCGTTAATATCAGCAAAATCTAATAACAAATGTACATCAAGATCAGAATATTCAGAATAATTAAAATTAGACATTGAACCTGTTAATTGTATGTCGTCGATCATTTCAGGCGTAACATGATCGTCACCATCTATAAAATCATCTACAATTTTTAAAATTGGTTTTAATATATCTTCCTTAAATTCATAATTGTCCCAAAATTTAGGATGCAAAGTATCATTATAGTAGTTTGCATCTTCGAAATATGTTTTAAAGGATGTTGACATTAGATATTAATTAGTTGTAACATATACTTTAACGTGATCTGTATTGTCAGGCTGCCCTGCTTCGTTTAAGTCATTTGATATACGCTCATGAACCGCTTTAATATAATTAGCAGCTTTAGTTACTTTAGCCTGCATCCAATCTTCTAAAGGGTAGTGTTCTGTGAGCATGTCTTGTAGTCCTTGAGCCATCTCAACTACTTGAGTTAGTTCTGTGTTAGATGTGACTTCGGTAATAGGTTCATCTGTATACTCGTTCAAATACCCATCTAATTTCTGAGTCGTTTGCATATTATAATTATTTATACAAACTTATAGAGATAACCGTTGTCCGACTTGAAGTTTATCAGGATCGGAGAGTTTATTCT